GATTGCCATTAGCAATGTGGAGAGCACGCCAATTCAGCAGATTGAACTTGCATCCGAAGATCCAACCAGCACAATTGAAATGATCTATCGGATATGGCTAGTTGATGATTTGGATACGCCAGGATATGTAGTCGATGGCCTTTCGATTTCGCAGATATCAGTAACAGATACTCAGATCATTGCACGTGCGTCAGCTAGTGATATGCTTAATCGTACATTTCCAACTGTTCTATATACTCCAGCAATGTTCCCAGGACTATTCCATGTCTGAAGCAGGATTGTTCATATATGAATGGATTGGTGTCCCGCACGTTTATAATGGACGTGATAAGACGGGAGTTGATTGCTATGGTTTGGTATGGCTGTATTACAGGGATGTTCTTGGAATTGTGCTCCCTGATTGGAATTGTGCTGATAGTTCACGCATTTGGGTGACACGCTTTATTGAACAGAAGATTCAATCACACCTCAAAACTATTGATGCGCCGCAAGATCATTGTATTGCATTCCTGCGGCGAAAGAACATGGCTAGTCACGTTGGAGTTGTATATGCGAATGGACTGCTGCATTGTATTGAAAACTCATCGGTTGTTTTTCAACCATTAACAATTGTTCGGAAGATTTATGGAGAATTTGTATTTGGCGTGCCTGCTGTGGAGACGATAGAATGAGTGGTGCATGTTGCATCATATTCTATGACCCTCTCAATTATCACGATCATAAGTCACACATTATTGAACCGAATACAGTTTTCTTTGATTGGCTACAGCGTGAATATCCGAATGGGTTTGGCCGCCCGATTATGCTGATTGTCAATAAGCAAGCGTGCGCATTGGAGGATATGGATTTTGTATGTAATGATAACGATGTCATTAGTGTAATTGTAACGCCTGCTGGACCGCTGCTTGTTACTGAACTTGTGATAACTTTGATCAGTGCGGTTGCGACACTGGTTGCTTCTCTCATTGTTAATCTGATTTTCGGCAAACCAAAGACCAAGGATCAGGCAAATCCAGACCCAGTTTATTCACTACAAGGTGGTCAAAATATGATCCGCCTTGGTGAGCCTGTGCCGGTTATCTATGGCCGCGTGGTGACGTTCCCTGATGCAGCGACACTTCCATATTCATTCTTCAATAACAATAATCAATATATAGATCAGATACTTTGTCTTGGGCAAGGTGAGTTTGATATATATGACATAATGATTGGCGATACACCTGTGCGCAATCTCGCGCCTGGTGTTGTAACATGGCAAGCATTTGCGGCGGCCAATCACAATCAAACAATTGGCGTTATTGAAGCTGCAACAGGCATTAGAGAATTGTGCTCGACTTCGATTGAAGTTCAGGATCAAGAGTTTCCTGGTGGCACTGGCGGCGCATCGCTGGTTTATTATGTAGCAAATACGAGTGGCAACTCAATCACATTTCAGACAAAATGGCCTGCAGCAGTTCCTATTGGTTCTGTGCTTCCGATATCATCTGGCCCCGATGCCGGGACGCAGGCGATTGTTACTGCATATTCGAATGTTAGTGGTACGGCAACTGTAAGCAATAGTCTATCAACAGCGACAGGTGTATCTGTTCCATGGTACGATGATAGTGCTGCGCCTGGAACAACTGCTGGTCCATTCATTACTAGCAATCCTGGTTATCCAGGATATTACATTGAGGTTGATTTTACATTCCCATCAGGACTTTACACGCTTGATAAGAATGGTAACTTTATCTCACGCTCCATGCAAATCCAAGTGACTGCAGATCCAATTGATGATACAAATGCTGTTAATGGCTCATCTATAATTCAGACATTTACATTTAGTCAAGCTACCAATACGCCACAGCGAATTACACGTGGATTCAATGTACCTGTTGGACGATACAGAGTGCGAGTGACGCGGCTTACTGCGCCGCCTCCAAATAACAAGACGCAAGACATGTTTGTTTGGACTGGTCTCAAATTCCAACTGTCGTATCCAACAGGTCCAGTTTATGGGCCAGTCACATTGATTGCAATCCGTCTCCAAGCAACGAATGGAATTGCGAGTGACTCAGCGAACAAAATTAGAGTCATTGCGACACGGAGATTGCGTAATGTCTCACAAGGTGGTGTTATGGCAGCAACCAGATCACCGTCTGATGCATTCTTTGATATTTGCACCAACACAATCTATGGTCTTGGACGCCCTGCGGCGAACATCGACACAGATACATTGACTACCATGGAGGCACATTGGGGTCAAACATATGCTATATTCGATGGGATATTTTCAACCAAGACAACAGTATGGGAAGCATTAACATCTGTGCTGCAGCCAGTTGTTGCAATTCCCGTTCGCACAGGAAAGGTTATCAGTCTTGTAAGTGATGGCCAAAAGATTGCGCCGATGCAAATGTTTTCAGATGCCAATATTCTGAAGACAACTTTTCAAGCCAGTTATTCATTTGACCGTCCTGGTGATTATGCAGGCTATCAGATTGAGTATCGGGATCAGATTAACTTCCTGCCAGCATATGTAAATTACCCTCTGGATTCGGTTGACTATGAAACTGTTACTTTATTTGGTTGTACTGATCCTACAATTGCGTTACAGTATGCTAAATTGCTTTGGCAGAAGCAATTACGCCAGCGACAATTCTGCACATTTCAAACAGATATGGAAGGTTTCATTCCGCAAGTTGGATCACGCATCTTGGTCTCGACCAATGCTGTATCATGGGGTCTTGGCGGCGAGGTTATTGATGCTGTAACCAATTCGGTGCTACAACTTGATAGGCATATTGACTTAACAACATTTACTAATCCACTTATTGTGTTGCGTGATGATAATGGCGTTCCAAGTGTACCAATTCCAATCACGGCTGGGGACACGCCTGACGTTGTTGTTCTCAATACAACTTTACCATTTGACATATCACCTGTGCTTGGTGATAGGCGAGCGACAGAGTGGGCCATAGGAGATCAAGTGAATAAGGTGAAAGACTTTACAATTCAGTCTGTTGAACATTCAGGCACTTCAGCGACAACAGTGACGGCTGTTATATATGATGAAAGGGCTTGGGCAGGTACATTAGCATTTCTGGATGTTCCAATATGACCAGTTCGCTCGCCGCGATAACATATCCAGATGACTTCCCATTATTCAATAGTGATGGGTATGCGATGGATATGGACATGGGGCTTATTCGCGCCCAGAGCACAACTTTGACTAGCATTCAGCGTCGTGGATATTCAAATCTTCCAACGATGTTCACAGCGACTGTTAATGTACCAGTTCTGCAGCTGTTTGATTTCACGATATGGCTCAACTCGAATGTTGGCCTATGGGTCAATCTTCCTTTGGCGCATCCTTTCCTCAAGAACAATCAGAAGAGCGAATATATCCCAGCAAGGATTGTACAGCTTTCTTGGGATAGTGCTTATGTGGATTTTGCGATAGCCAGTGCTGTTGCTACGATCCAAATATCGCCAACAGTCTTTATTGATAACAGTTTGGAGAGTGGACCATACGATTGGTACATTGCAGGAACAGAAGGCGCACCTTCTGATGAATGGGCAATTGCAGGCAGAGCGCCAACGCCATCGACGGATTGGGCCATAGCTGGCGGCGCAACTCATCCTGGAGGTCCATGATGGATTATCCAGACTCACTTCCTGTTCCATCTATCCAGCCATACAATTGGACGGTTGGCTTAGGTGTTGTCCCAACGAAAATGAATGCAGGCAATCAACTCCTGCGACGCACGTTCAATCATTTGCCTCATCAGTTTTCATTTTCGATTGATTTGACTACAGATGAGATGTCACAGTTCTCGATCTTTGCGGATACGGTTGGGAATGATTGGTTTAATATGCCTGGTGTGGCAATGTGGACTGCTACGACACCAGATTTTGTAGGCATGCTTCTTATTCGCTTCATATCTGATATTCATATTGCTTCTAATGGTTACAATTGGTACACATTAACATTTCAGGCAGAATTGTCGCCTGATGTTTTCTGGGATACGAATTTGGGGCCGTGGATTGATGCTGGATATGTTTATCAAGCTTCATCAGCTTCGTGGATTGAAGCTGGTACAATGCCGAATTTTTCGTCAAACTGGATTGATGCTGGATTGGTATCAAGACCATCTGGCGGCGGCGGCGAACTTACACCGCCAATTACTGCTCCATAGGAGATTGTTGTGGCTGACCAACTGAGTAGAATGCGGCAGCTTCGTGGCACACCAGATCAGTGGGCTGGATCCACATTGATCATTGGTGATGGCGAGATTGCGCTTGAAAGGAATGGTGTTGATAGCCGCATCAAGATCGGTGATGGAACCAAGACGTTTGATCAGCTTCCATATGTGACGAGTGCGGGGGCGCCTGGTCCTGCTGGTCCTGCGGGAGCAGATGGTGCTCCGGGTGCTCCTGGTGCGCCGGGTGCGCCTGGACCTGTTGGCCCTCCTGGTGCATCGAATGCTTTGACGATTACTCTGACGCGCCCCACCATAACACTTTGGGCGTATGCGAATGGATCAATCCAGAGTTACACGAATAACGATGGTAACATGAAGGTTCTACAGAATGGTGTAGATGTTACTGAGAGTGCTACAGTTACGCTTGTTCCTGGAACTGGATTAACCGCAACGATCAATACGTCCGATAACACTCCTGTTGCTGGGCAGCTCAAGGGATATTATCGGGTCACCGGTATTACAGTCGG